GTCAATCTCGTCTTGTTTTCCAAAAAATTCAGGTCATTTTTTTGTTGGTTCGGTTTTTTGGTCGGTGGTTTTTGAGTTGGGTGGTCGAGACCTAATGCTGCGGATCGTTGGTTTTGTTGGTGCGTTCGTTTGTTGTTGAGGTATTGGGTGCCTCGTCTGCTGTTGCAACTTGTGCAGGCTCCGACCCAGAGGTCTTGGTCGGTTGGGTCTGCTCCGGTGTCTACTTCTTGGAGGTGGTCAATTGTTGTGGCGGGTGCTTTGTTGCACCAATAACAGGGGCGTTGCCATTCGTTGAGGAATGCTGCGCGGTTTTTTCTGTATGTGACGTTGTCGAGGTCTTTTCTTCTGCTCATGGTTGCCCCCTACTAGCGCGCCCCCCCGAGGGGGCTTGCTCTCTTTCGTTGTCCTCTGGTTTTGTGTAATGCTCGCCCCCCGCTATTCCAGTATGTCTCTGAGGTTGCCGGATGTTTGACATCGTTGGACGGTCACCATTCACATTTATGACGTTTGGACGCTGCACAGTCGCTTCAACGCAGACTGCTCTACCCTTGTTTCCAAGTGTTCTACGAACCATCTGCAACTGATGATGTCGGCTTGCTTCTCTCAATTGTGTTGGCATCTTAGTCCTTGCGAATCCCCTGGAGGATTGCTAGCCCGATACTTATCAGGAGGATGTACCACGTGAGGGTGATCATCGGACGGTTCCCATTCTTGGGACGCCCGGCTTGAACATTTGGACGCCGTCTGGTAGTTCTGATGGGAACTCTGGAAGGTCTGTCATTGGGTACAACAGATATGTCGGGATGGTGAAACAGTTCGGGAATATCTCTTGGTCGAGGTCGATGACGCGCTGCCCTGATGCCCACCCGTGAAAGAGGACACGGTTCTTGATTACTTGGGCGAAGATGAAAACATGATCTGGGTTGTCACGTCGACGCACAAGAAGGCGTCCATCGTTGAGCGTTGTTGAGCGCACCTGGTATCGCCCACAGTCGAACTCTTGAATGTGTGTCGTGTCGCAATGCCATTTGACGCCCAGAGTCTTTGAAACTGCTAGTTCACCGATTGCGCCGGTGATGTGCCATTCCCAATGACCTTCCTTTTGTGTCTGCTCTTTGGGTTGTTGGTAGTCACCCATCAGGGAAGCGATGTTGCGTTCGGAGCCGATGCGGACTGCTTCACGCAACTCTGATTCATTGAGGATGACACGCACTTTCATTGGACGCGCCCTTTACGACCGAGGCGGTCTGCGATGACGTCGAGATCGCGTGGACGCCAGAGGTGATATTCGATACCTGCGTTGATGAGGCACCGCGCATATTTCTCTTGCTCGGCTGAGAGTTTCCCTTCGGCGGTTTTGAGTTCGCAGAAGATAACGCCCCTGGATGGGATAGATGTTGAGACGAGGACAAGGTCGGGGAATCCAAGTCCGTCTGTGCGCCATACGCCAGGTCGAGGCGATGAGGGTGAGGCATGGAAGACGAGCCATTGCTGCATCCGTGCCAGTTTGATGACTTGGTCTTGGAATATTTTTTCTGAGACGGTCATCGGGAGTCTTTTCCCAAGAGAAACCCGCACATGAACAGACTGATGCACATGATGATGAAACTGAGGAAGTCGACCATTAGAACGCCTCTTCGGGTTCGTGTTCGGCTGCAGCTACGGGCGCGCTCTTCAGGGTGTCAATGTATGCAGACGCTTCGCGTTTGCTCATGCCCTGAAGGTTTGCCGGTGGAACTTTGCCCATTGACTTACAGACGGCGCGGATCATGTTCTGTTGCTTTTCTGATGCCAGGTTGGACTGTTCGGTAATGCGGGTATCTCCCGACATCCTCTCCACCTTTGACATCTCTTCGCGCGACGGGCGTTTCGTCCAGTCGGTTGACGAGGCAAAGTCGCAATCGGCAAGTGCGCGTCCGATTGCCGACGTACATGCGTTCTCCACGTGCGAAAATTTGTTCACGTTGTTTGAGCCACGAAGCTCTTCGCTGAAGTCGGTTGCGATTGGTCGCACGTCTTCTCTGTCGACATAGATGTCAGCCTGGACAATGACTCGGTCACCTTCAAATGTAATCAGTTTGGTGATGACTCGCCCTTCGGGGTGCTTTTCCCAGAAGCGCGCAAGACGCGAGGCGACTGGTTCGTAGTCTTCAATGCTCACAATAGACCGAGGTTTCTTTGAATGCCTGCAACCTGATCAAGTTCGGTGAAGCAAGTTACTTCTATGTCACCGATGAGGATTTTGACTGCTGCAAACGTGTCGTGAACGCTGACCTTGACTGAGACGTCTTCGGCGGTTACGTCGTGGACGCAAATTTGGCTGATATGTGGATTGCTCATTTCTGACCTGCTATCCATTCAACAACCTGGCGAAGTTCGTCAACGTCTTGGCTTTTGATTGCGTTCACGATTGTTGTGTTGGTTGGATGCCGAAGGCGTTCCGCAGCGTTGCGAAGGCTCATGATAAGAGCGACTGCTTGCGACAATGTCGCTGATTCCTCGAACCGCATCTCCCCGTCCAATTTGACTGAGTAGTTCATAAGACGAGCAATGATCTCGTCGGTGGTTAGTTCCATAGTGTTTCCCTCACTTGTTGTTACTTGTATTTGTGGACTGTAGCGCAGTCACGTTTCCATCTTGCGACATCCCTGTGTCGGGATTGGCATATGAACCTCTGGAGCGCCTTTTGTCCTTTGACGCATCCCCATCCCCAGGGTCCAACGCGCCAAACTTTTGTGCCGTCGGGGTTGATGTGGGACTTGAATGCGATTGCGTCTGCGACTTTGACTTGCTCGACGGGGGTTCGCCCTTTTGCGCTTGAAGTGTCTGACCATCGTTGCCAGGTGCCTCGGTAGATGCCAAGTCCGCCGGTGTAGGAACGCGTCGAATGGTTCCAGTTTCCACCTGTTTCACAGGAGGCGAGCCTGTCGTAGTAGGCGTCTGGTAGGACGCCGTGATACTTCTGGAATGGGTCGTGGGGCGCAGCTGCTAATGCGGGCGTTGGGATGGATATTGCGGTGATGAGGGCGATTGCCATGATTCTACGATTCAACCTTTTCAACTTCTGTAATCGAAGCGAACGTCATCCAGGGAGCGCGCCTTGTGGCGACTGTGACTTTGACGATCTCTTCTGTTGCCGGATCAGTGAAGACCTGAACGAGCGTTAGTTTGTCCTTCGACCATAACGGAAGATAGCCCCAGGTGGGAAGCATCAGTTTTTCCAGTAGCGGTTGATGACTTTGAAGTAAGCCCATGAGATGAGCCATCCGTAGGTGAAGTAGATGAGTTTGTCTTGGTGGTTCATAGCGTTTCCCTTGCTGTGATGTGTCTTGTTGTTGTAACACAGGAGCGGGTCAGGGTGGCGGATACGACCCCAGAGGCAAGGAGGGAAACAACCGAACCTCTGGAGTCTGGCTCGAAGAGAATGACATCCTCGGGCGTTCTATGGCTTCGGGAGTTTGTCCCAGGCTGCTTGAAATGCTTCTGCGGATTGCTTTGCCATTTCGAAGTGGAGCCAATTTGGGTTTCCTTCGTAGGAGCCTGCGTTGTCTTCGGCGGTGTAGATCTTGACGCCTGTCTTGCCTTCGCCTCGACTGCATCTGTAGCCCGCGCCGAAGTCGCCGTATGCATACCAATGGAGTTCACATAGTCCAAGCGCTTTTGAATTGGCAAGGAACCAATCCCAAATGATTCGGGCTTGCGCTTCGTCTTTGTATTGGATGTCAGCTGCGTAGCCCGTTGCATGGACGGAAAGACCGGCACCTGATCGCATCGGTCTATTGGCATACGAACCAAGCGACTTTGTATTCCAACGCTTTCCGCATAGTTCAACAAGTTTTGACGTGACTGGTTGAGTAGTTTTGCCATCCCACGACGGGTAGTAGGGATAGACGCGGCTGCTCATTTGGTCGGACCATACGATGCGTCTTTAGGGTTCGCCCACCGCATTAGTGGTGGAAGAAGCGCTGCTGCTGCTGCTTTTCCAAGATCTGTTGCTGAATGGTTGCCTGTTGAGGCAACTGCTGTAACGGCTGCAACTACAGAACGTAGATAGGTCGCTAAGGCTGCGCGGTTTTGTGGGGTGTCAATTTTCATGATGTGTTTTTGTTTCAAAGATTTTGGGTGACTGCTGACCTTGTTTTGCTGCTACGCCGTTGCCGATTCCATAGAACACAATGGCGGTCAGGATGGGCATTCCTGAATCGGTGTCTACTTTGCCGATTGCCATGAGTAGCACGAGCGATAGTAAAGCGACCAATAGAATCAGGGCTTTTGGAGGGTTGGCAATGGTCATTATGCAGGACCAATATCTTCAACGAGCAAAATGGCTGGTCCTGTGTTGCGGTTTAGCGCTGGCGCATCGCTGAGACTTGACGTAGTTGCACATCCGACAAGCGTTGTAGAACCTGCAGCAAAAGTGCCGACATAAACACAAGTTATTGACCCAAGTCCCGAAATTGCTGCAGCGTTCCTCAAATAGTTAGTTTGTAACAGCGTTCCCGCAGCGTTTGTCACGCGAATTGAAATGCTCGTTTGACCTGACACGAGGTTAGTTATTTGAGCCTGAGGTTCAACGTAAGTCACTTTGTAGTTACGGCTGGCAATGGCGGTAAATGTAACCGTCATGCCAGTTGCAATAGCCGTAGCAGTTGTGAGTGCATAGTTTGTGGTACTGGTTGCCATTTGGCAAGCGCCAAAGCCAAATGCGTTTTGTTGTGCAGCGGTCAGGATCGCGCCTGATACGAATGTTGTATTTGGTGCTATTGCCATGATGTTTCCTTTCTAGAAACTAAGAAGATTAGTAGTGCTAAGAGTACCGAAAATGGTGTCGTTCAATGTGAAGTACTGGTTGCCGTCCGTACTCTCAAAAGTGTACGAAACAATATGAGACCCTGGAACGATTCTGTGTTCAACGCCTGACGTAATCAGCGTCTGCGATTCTGACGCGGGTGATCCGGTTGAGTAATCCTTTTGAACTGTGACAATGGATGTCAGGTCAATGGCAAAGATGATTGACCATTGTGCCGAGGTCAGCGCTGCAAGTTCACATGAAACACCCGTGAACCTGACGACGGGGTTTGCATATTTTCCGAGAAGGTACGCGCCCAGTCCCGCGACTTCGGTTGTGGTCGAGTTGAGCAAGTTGAGGAGGTTGTAGTTCTGGGCTTGATAAAGGTTGATAGAAGTTGAGTCTGACGATGTTTGTGCAGCTCCTGCGGGTGATTGCGTCACGATGTAGTTGTAGAGCAGTTCTGATCCGTATTGGTTGACGAGGCTCATGTATGGGATGCCGGTGCCGTTAGTCGTAAACGACGCTCCTGAGACGGGGTTGAGAACGCTTGATCGTCCCTTGAAAGTGAGGGTGCCGTCGGCTGCGGTAAAGATGTAGCCCTGTTCAGAGGTGTTGACCTGTTGGAGATAGTTCAGAACCGTTGTTCCCTGTGGCACCGCGTACGCGCCCAAAGTGGACGACCCTGTACCAATAGACCTTGCGCCCTGGTAAGCGACCTCTGGACGGTCTAGGACGGCTGTGACGCGGGTTCCTGATGTCTCTGTGGACGGTGTCCAGGCGTTGAGAATCTGATTGGACATTGTTCCGAAGGTGTCGACGCATCGAGCGACCATTCGACCCTGGTTGGCGTTTTGATAGTCAAGGTTCCAGTCTTCGACATAGCCGGTGTAGATGGGGGTGCCGTTGGCGTAAATGACAATGGGGGAGCGAGGCAAGACGTACGGGTAGTAGATCGAGGCGGTGTTGAGCGGGTCAAGAATGCGGGTGTTGTTGTTGAATACGACTTGTGCAGTTCCTGCGTTGAATTGGTCTAGTTGGCGGTTGCGTCCGCGCCTGATGTTGACCGACAGAACAAGAGACGTCAAGTCGGCATAGGCAAGACCTCCGAGGGTTCCGGTGTTGAGTTTTCCATAGACGGCGTCGTCAAGTTGGAACGGTTGACCGAAACCTGTTGTCGTTTGAAATCCGACGAGAACTTGGTATGTGGGGACTGTCATTAGAGACCTGTTGCGGGTTGAAAGACGACGCCCGAGTTGCGTTGCGCTGCAAAGATGGCGTCGATGATATCTTGACCGATTGAAGCGGGTGACGAGATGAGTCCTGCGTTGATGGTGATGCTTGGAAGTCCGCCCATAAGAACTCCGCCTGATGTGTCGCCTTCTGACTTGTACGGGGTCATCGGAGGCTCCGACGGGGACTTGGCTGCTTTGCCTGGCGACGGTGACGTGTCAACAAGACCGGTGAACGGTGCAACAAAAGTGCTGACACCTGATCCGAACATCGCATTCTCTGCTGCGTTTGTTGACGTGTATCCGCCAGATGCGCTTTCGCCCATGTGACCAAAATTGACTGAACCAATTGAGCCAATGTCTTTTCCTGGCTTGATTAGGTTGATGCCTTTGATGATGAAGTTGGCAGCCTTGATCCATGCGTTAGCCATAAATTCAAAATAGTCAGAGATGCCGTTGACTAGGTCTTTGACGCCTTCGCGGAACCATGCGAAACGGTTGTAGAGCAATACGATTCCGGCGATGATTGCGGTGAAGACAATGAGTCCTGATGCGACTTGAACGGCGGTGAATGATGTTGCGAGAAGAGCGTTGGCAACGACTGCAATTTTTGACGCTGCGGTGTAGGTAACAATGGCGAGGGCGATTGCTGAGACTGCTGCTGCAATGGCGAGGAATGCTTTCGGGTTGTCTTGCGCCCATTGAGCAAAGTTTGTGAGGTAGGGAAGGATGGCTTCAACGGCGGGAAGAAGAGCAGCGCCGATTGACTCTTTCGTTTCGTCGAGGGCGAGTTTCATTCTGGCAAATTTGCCTGCTGCGGTGTTCGCTGCGTCTGATGCTGCCCCGCCAAAAGTCTTAGCCATTGCCTTAGTGATTTCGTCAAGTCCTGCTCCTGATTTGGCAAGGTCTCGAACTGCGGGATCAAGTTTTGCAAGCGCGGTCAAGTTTCCGCCGTACGCCTTTTCAAGCGCCTTTGTCACGGTCTCTAGGTCAATGTGCTTGGCTGCTGCGACGTCCATTGCGAGGGTTGCTGCTTTTTGGGCTTCGGTGATGTCGCCAGTAGCGCGGACAAGACCTGCAAGAGCCGGACGAAGTTTGTCGTCTGTAACTCCAAGAAGTTTCCCCTGGACCGTAATCCAATCCTCAACGGCTGAAATTTGTTTATCGGTTGCACCTGTTGAGCGTTGAATCTGTGAGGCGAGAGCCTCTTGTGCTGCTGCGTCTTCAACTGCTGCTGCGACTGCTAATCCAAGCGCTGCGGTGACTCCTGCAAGGGCTGCTGCTGCCGGTAGCGCTGCTTTCGTGATGGCGAAGTGAGCCTTTTCGCCATTGGTCTCCAGATTTTGAAATTGTTTGATTGCCTGCGAAATTCCTTTGCTGTCGAATTCCGTCACGATTGGGATTGAAATTCCAGACATTAGATGTTTCCGATCAGGCGATTTGCTTCGCGCATTACTTTTTGAGTTAGGTCTTTGATTTGTCCGTTGACATCGTCTTTGTTGCGTTCATACGCTTTCCACATTGCGCGACTAGGAGAACCGAACTTTTCTGTCAATGCTTGCGCCATTGGGGAACCTGGCTTTGCTTTTCCTGCCATGTCAAAGAGTCGCGCTTGCGGTCCCGACCATTTCATGCCGAAGACGCCGACGTTCTGTTTGAATCCGTAGGACGTTTCCCGAATTGCTTTTCCAGAAGTCCATGCTTTGATTTGACGCGCAGGTTTGACATTGCTCCAGGGGAGCATCTCGGTTTTGGATTTTGTAATCCATACGCGACCCATTCCCGAGAGGGGTGGTTTGTCTGTGGGGACTAATTCGATGGCGTCTTTGATGGTTGTCTCCATAATTTTTTTGAAATCCGAAGTTATTTCACGACGAAGCGATTTGTCCATTGAGTTCAGAATTTTGAGCGCATCTTTGACTCCGACGACTTCCATATTGAATTCATTTGTCATCGTCTAGTCCGTTGTGCTTTCTGTTGCTCGTTCATCACATCGAATGCCGTGAAGAGATCCTCTGTGTCGAACGGAATGTCGGGATGCCAGTATCCGGTCGCGACAAGCAATTCTGCTAGAGACCGGCGGAAACTGCCGGGTCGGTGGGGTTTGCGGACTCTGAACTAACAACGTCAATTGACTTGGTTTTTTTGATGAATTCATCAAAGGCGAGCGGTGTTGTAATTCCCGCAGCTCGTGCCGATTCAAATGCAAAGAATGCGAGATCCTCAGCGCCGATTCCGTTGGCAAGACTGGATGCTTGCTTTTTGAATTTGCGTTCCCATGCGACGATGACGAAGAGATTCGTTTCGACTTCATATGGGTCACCTTCGGTTGGCGTTACTTGTAGTTGGATTTTCATTGTTTCCCTTTTGCTTTTCTTTATGGAGTAATGTCTCGCGCCCAGGTGCCATTGACGAACGACACGGAGGCAACCGCAAGGGTTCCAACGGTCGACATGATGACAGGAGCGCCGGAGAGCGTTGCTTTCAGAATCGTGAACTCTGGATTACTGGCGGTCTCTGATGTGCCTGATGGGGAGACTGCGATTGTGCATGAACCTGCAGCAACGATTGCGCTGAGAAGTGTTTCAACTTCGCCGACGCCGTAAGACAGGAATAGGTCGAGGTTGACTGACACGGTTTGGAGACCATTTGTTCCCTGATGCCCTGTGTCATTCAGCGATGTTGAGTCGAGGATGTCGTAGCCGACTATGACTTCACATTTTGAAAGTTGATCGCTGACGTCAATTACTGATCCGCCGGTGGGGGTGATATTGCAAGTCGCGTTAGCGAGGAATGTACTTGTTGCCATTGGTGGCTCCTTAGTTTCTCTTCACGGCGATTGCCACCGTGAGGTCGTATGTGGGTATATCTTGCCCACCGTAGACCGCGTTGCCTGGACGGGCGTCTACGACTGCGATGGGCGAGTTCATGATGGTGTCAACGGTTGACATGAGATAGTCGCCTGAGTCCTGGTTGCCTGGAGGAGCAGCCAAGACTCGGACGGGAATCCGAAAGTCGCCGATGTTGTATGTGAAGGACGTCATGATGGGAAGTTCAATCATGACTGACATTGGGCGCGCGTTTCGGGGATCTGTAACGGGTTTCAATCCGAGAGCTGTAAGAGCGGTTGCGATTGCGTTGACCGCATCAACGAGGATTCCTGTTGCAGCCATTACGCGACCTGCGGTCTTCCACAACCAATAAGAGCCATGATGCGCCCCATCGTTGAGGGAATCGGAATGGATGACATGGAATCAAAAGAAGCGAAGGAGTCTGCTGATCCGCGTTCGCGATAAAGGGTTGCTGCGTACATAATGCAACCGAGTTTCACGTCTGAACCTGGGACGGTCGATTGACTGTCGGTATATCCCGCTTCGCGACGCTTGCGATAGATGTATGTGTTGGCAGCGTTGACACAGACCGTGATGAAGGCGGTGTCGTTGGCGGTTGCCACGTCAATTCCTAACCATGAAGTGACGTCAGCAGAAGTAATCCAAGAAACGGATGGGGTGAATGTGACTGTTCCGGTAGCGACCGAACGCGCGTAGTCATCGCCTGCGTTGTAATAACAAAATTGGAACAGGCGAATAACGTTGGAATCAAAAAGAAGGTCTCCCTGGTCTGAGATTCCAACGAATTCTGCGTCTTCGGTTGAGATGACTTTTGCAGTTGTAGAGAAGCCATGACTGGCTCCTGCGATAACCACAGAGTCTCCGACCTGTATGCCCGTTTCGACGAAGGTCTGGAGAACGGCGACACCGTCGAGCCGCGTGTGAAACGCGAGATCGTAAGTAGCCATCGTTCGTCCAGTTCCTGTCGTGTTTTTTGGTTAGTAACCGGTTGCGATTACGAACTTGGAAGGGTCAATTACTTTTGCAGCTGCGTAACCACGGAAAGCGATTGTGCGACTCATGGTCGACGGTGCGTCGATGCTGAGTGCGCCTTTCTGCTGCTCATAAAACTCTGCACCTGATGGATCAGCAATGATGAGGGTGTCATCTGCAAAGTTGCGGTCAACTACAACGCGAAGTCCGAATGCGTATCCGCCGTCGGTTGTGACGTTGAGTGTTCCTGCTGCGTTCATTGGTCCGAGGTTCGGGAACAAGCTGCGTCCTGAGTCGTCGGTCAGTTTGATGAGGTCGCCCCATACGTTAGGAGAAACCATGAGAGCCGTTGGAAGGTTTCCGTTTGAGCCGTTCAAGATTGCTACTGCTGCATCAGCGATCCAGTTTGTCCAGTCTGCGGGAACTGTTGGGTCTCCGAATCCGAGGTCTTCTGTGATGCCGTCGAGAATGGCTGCACACGCAAGAGCGTCGGTGCCGTTCGCATAAATGCGCCCCATGTCATCGAGGAGGGCGGACAACACGTCCGGGGTACTCCAGTCCATTGCCTGTTCGGCTAATTCTACGAATCCACCGAAACTTTGCTTCTGGAACACGGCTTCGGAAACGACGAATGTTCCTGATTGAAGAGATGAGTTCTGAGGACTTTGAACGCTCATAGAAACATTGGTTGTCACTACTGGACGTATGAATGATGATCCTGGGATTGCACTCATTGAACGAGCGCCGAGTGCGTCAATGACTGGACGACGACCGATAAAATTGTTGTACACGCTCGCGCCGACGATTGGAGTCGGGATGATTCCTGGAATGTCCGAGGTGATGACGTCTGGAGCAGAAGCGCGAAGTTCTGCCCATTGTGCGCCACCGGCGATTGCTGCCGAAAGATACTCGACTGCGGTTGGCATAACAGAGGCTTTCTTAGCCGATGCAAAGATTGGTGATGTTGGGATGACGTCGGGCGCGGAGGCTTCGACTTGGGTTTCTTGTGACATGGTTTCCTCCTGGAGACTTGTGTCGGGTTGGGGTTCGGTTACCTCTTCGTCGACCTCTTCTGGGTCGGGTTCTGAGGCTGCGATCTGTTCGATTACCGCGTCGGCAAATGCCGGAACTGCGACAACCGATAATTCTTGGAGCATGGCTGAGGAGACAATCATGACGCCGTTCTTGTCGTACTTGAATTTCTGAGGTACTGCGCCAACGCTTACTGAATCGTAGGCATTCATTTGAATCAGTTCCACAACGTCCGACGCAGCCTTGCTCGTCGCAAAGGTTGCCGAAAAGCCAAGACCGTTTTCTAGGTCAATGAGTTCGGTGACGATACCGATTGGGCGTCCGTCGTGGTTTTCAAGAAGTCGCGCGGGCTTCGCATTTAGATCAAAGGCTCCGCGCTTGAACATAACTTTCTCGCCACCTGACACGGTTGCAACTGTGTCCCAGGGGACTGCAATGCCGGTAATGGTTCGAGGTGTTCCTGTGTCCGCAGCTGCTGCGTCAAGGGTGATTGGAATGGCGGTGAATTTGATCATGATGGCATCTCCTGAGGCATATTGACTGGGGGTTCTACGAGTACGTCTGACATTTCAGCAACGGCTAGAAGATCATCTGTGTCGAAGCAGACATACCGTCCGCGACTGACAACGTCGTTCATGGATAGTCGTTGCGTTATGCATTCGGCGTACATTTGCGCCCCGAAGAGCCAGAGATCTTGACGTGCCTGAGTTGCATTCTGGTAGGTCATGGATGCGCCTGGAGTCGGAGCGGAAACAAGGTAAGCGGGAACGGAGCAGAGGCGCGATAGATCGAGCGCTTGGTATTGGCGTTGTGCTGCGTTGACTTCAAGCGGGTCATGGTTGAATTCTTTGAACTCGACATAGTTGTTCAATGCGCCGATGACGTTGCCTGCTTTTCGAGCCTGCGCCCATTGCGACGCAAGGTCTCCGAGTTCTTCACCGGACATTGTTTCACCGGCTGAGGTTTGTTGCAGATAGCCAGGGACGGTTTCAATTGTTGCTGCACGATCTGCGAACTGATCTAGGTGAACTGCGATGCTGACGGCGCGTTGCCCTGAATAGACAAGACCGGTTGTCGGGGCAAGAAAAGTGATGATCTCGTTCGGGTCAAGAGGGACGCCGTTGAATTGAATTTCGTCTGGCATACCGAAGAACTGCGGACCCAATTGCGAAGGAGTCTGGATGGACGCTGCCGGTAGCCATTCAAAACTCATGGGGCGACCATCGGTTGCGTTACGAGAAGTAACCGCCCAGAATGCGCGACCATACAGCCAAAGGTCCGTGAACGTATTTGACAGAATGAACTGACGCGGAACTTTCGGATCAGGGTTCTCCATCCACGAATCATTTGGCACATAGATTTCTTCGTACTCGGTGCCGTTCCATTGCTTGATGTACTGGCGAAATTCCAGACTGGAGATTGTCGAGGCGAGAAGGTCTCTCGCCCTCGACACCGTCGGGAGACTAAGGGCGGTCCGCTCAAAAGTTCCGCTAGACCATGCATACATCGGAGGGATGCCAGAAATGCCTGTACCGGCAGCGGCTTTTATCGTTGCTGATGCAAATTCTGCGGATGTAATTTTTCGGGAGAAGAACGCCACAGGTGGAGTCTCTCACAAAGTAGTTGCAAATGCAACTATCTCCCGAATGCCATTGCTGCACGACCCGTGTTGGAAGGGCGAGAAACAAGAGCTGCTGCAACAACGAGAAGTCGGGCTGCTTCGACGGGTCCTGGAGAGCGTTGGCTACTGATCACGACTTGACCGTTCGCCCTGGCGAGGACGGCGCGATTGACATGAGTTGCTAGTAGTTCCTCGCCTCGGTGGTAGATGCGTTTCTCCAGAATGAGCGACCGAGCAAGACCGGTGAACTTCAAGACTTCGGCGTAGCCGAACACTTGACGCCTGCGTTCCAACTTCTCTGGAGTATGAAGATCTAGCGCGGGAGAAATTGCTAGTCGCAGTTTCGGGTCGTCATCCATTGCCTTGTTGACGTGGACCCACATATCTTTCAATGACTCTGTGGAGAACTGAACTGTCGCAATGATGTTCCCTTCCTCGGTTAGACCGCATCGAATGCCGACATACTTGGAACTGTCCACAGAACTATCCACAGCCAAAACACCACCGGCGGGACAATCTGATTCGGTGAAGAGCCTGTCCCAGACGCCAGGTTGAATCCAAGCATCCGCCGATGAGACCCACAGATTCAGATGCGCTCGAAGGAACGCTGCTCGATCTGGAGTTTCGGCTGCTGCTTGCAATGCTTCAAGGGTGATGGTCTGCCCGAGGGCGGGGTTGGCGTAGCCGTAGTTGAGTTCGTCGTTCGGGTTCGCCCCAGATGGCAATGACCATTCAGCAAAGTAAAGACGAGTTTGTTTCTGCTGATCTATTGCGCCAATGGCTGCCTCACGAAGACGTTGCATTGTCTTTGACGACTCATCGCCCGAGGTAGACCACGAAGACAAAAGCGGAGACTTGACCGCAATCTGTGACGGACGCAACGCATCAAAGTAGACCTCTTCTGAAACATTCCAGATCTCGTCAACAACTATGAGATCGTAAGTTCCGCCGTGAAGATTGGGTGTCGCAGCGCGAACCTCCCACGTCGATCCGTTTGGCATTTCAACCTTGTTGCGTCCGTAAGACCAGGTGACATGAGCGTCAAATTGTGCTTCCAGTACCGGAGCAAGTTCATTGAAAATTGCAACCGCGCGATCAAGTTTGTTGGCAACGGAAAGAACGTGCATTGGCTTTCCGCGCATCGCTGACCAGTCAGTCAAAGTCCATCCACAGAGACTGGTCAAGGCAACGGATTTTCCATTTTGCCTGGCGCACGAAGTCATCGCTTCTCGAAACATCAAGTCGCCATTCTCATCGTGAGTCAATTGACCGGTCAACGCAATTCGCTGCCAATCAAACAACTTGCGACCCAAGACTCTCTCCGACCAAGCAGCAACATCATCCCCATACGAACCAGACCCAATAGCCACCGATTCCAACCTGGGCTGAATAACGCCAACTCCGAGCAATAACTCCGAAGACGCGAGACATCGAACTGATTCGGTTTGTTCCCGTCCAGATAAGAGATTGGAAGGGGTCGGGGTGAATGTTTTTAAATATAAAGAATCTTGTATTGCATATAACTTAAAACAAAGAATATTCA